AACCCTCTGTCTGAATAATATTATTAACAATTACTACTAGGTTCAATCCATCCTTATGATATTTCTCATATATTTCGTTACTACCATCCGTTGACCCACCATCAACGATAAGGATGCCGCCATCTGCTATCTTCTGTACAAACTCAAACCATTCATCCAGTTGATCGGCTTCATTGAGCATATTTGAAGAAATACAAAGTGGTTTCATTATTTTTCTCCCAAAGAGATTGTGTTCATCCTCTTCATCAACAAATCAATGTCGATACTTCGTTCCAATATATCCAGCTTCTTAATGATCTCCTTCGGATCATGCCTAGAAGTACAAGGTGTAGGACAATCTGATATCACCCCCGAACAAGGCCCCAAACCTTTACAATGCTTGAGATAATCTGGTGACATGCAAATCAACTGCCCCTTAACTTGATTTGGTTTGACAACCACATAATTTCCAGAACCAAACAAGCACACTTGAGAAACACCCAAAGCACCACACAAATGGGACATGAATGAATCAACCGTTACCGCAAGCTTGGCATGAGAAGTTACCCAAGCAGTTTCCCTAAAAGACAATTGACCACGAAGATCGATATCAGCCCCCGCAGGGAAATCATCCTCCCCACCTACTTGAACAGTCAAATATTTGTCCCTGAAATGCTCACAAACATCGGCCATGTATTTATAGGTTCTGAAGTGAGCAGAACCACCAGTTGTGTGGACAAGAAGTATAGGACGCTGAGTGGGAAGATCAATCCCTTCCGGCTTTTTCAAATCGATAAAGAAATCATCCGGTTCAACGTTCAAGAGTTTCCAATAGAAATCACTCAATATGCTGTTGCAGTTACGACCCCAGTGACCCGGCAAGATCTTCGAGCCATGAATATTGTAAACAAACTGGTATTTTCTAGATTCGGTTTCGTCCCAATCAAGAATCTCCTCTATATAAGGGTTGCCTGTTACAATATCATGGTACTGCTTTTGTGTCATGTAAACCAAAGGAAGTCCGTTATGCCTCTCCTTCAAACCCTTGAAACATCGTGTGGTCATGAGGACATCCCCAGCGGAGGAGTGTTGCATGAACAGTATTTTATCAACCAAGCTGGAGGAAGAGAAACTTGTTGTAACCACACTTTCCAAAAGTTCGTTAATGTCGCTCGGATTCATAACCCAATCGAGTGCTTTATTTCTGGCATTTTCCAAATACTTTTCGCCATACCACCCTTTGGAAACTTCCCGCATACACCCGATCAATTGATGCTCATTGCAAGCTCTGGTTTCCACATAGGAAGGGCCATTGGCAGTAATTAATGGTATATACGAAAGTTCGTTACAGGTCACAGGGACACCACATCCCCCTTCAAGCAACTCTATTTGAGCCGTATTGTTAGCGGCGATAACTCGCGTCTCACACAACATCGCTTGAAGAATGGTCCACGAAAGACCCTCTTGCAAACTTGTGTTCACAAGACAATCGATGGCATTATAAACCTCAACCATCTGTTCATCGGTATAAACAAGCCCTTGATTCTTGATCAAGATATCACCTTGAACCGCGCCACAGTCTTCGATGTATTGACCAAGATTGAAAATTCCACCAGCCAAATTGGTGTGAAAATAAAAGCAAACTTCAGGATTTTCTTTCTTAACTTCAAAAAAAGCACGAATAACTCTCTGAGGATCTTTTCGTACTTGATTAACCCCTACAAACCCAAAAACAAAGCGGTCCCTGTCATGCCCCGAAAAATGCTTGTTCCTAAACAGTTTTCTTTCCTCTTTGGAATAAGGCTTGTAAATATCCCAAGCAAGAAGAGGGGGCCTGAAGTAATGAACATTTGGTACATACGGGCGCAAAAGATTATATCCATATAAAGAGTAAACACCGGCATAATCCAAAGCGTTAATCCACTTCAACCAATCTTGACGGATGTGATTCAAATCATACGGAAAAATAGCAGCCCATTTAAAATTACGACTCCTCTTGCAATTCATTATCCTATCAAAAATGACATGATAATGCCAAAGATCCACACCCACCATTACCAAAATATCAAAATTGGTATTCTCTATAATACGGATAAGCTTCCCACATCCGTACTGATCCCCCATGTCATCAGGAGTAATAACAGCTCGGCTGTATTCACTAAACGGGTTGGAATAAATGGGAAGGAATGTTTCAGAAAAACAAGCAGTATCGAAGCGATCCTGATCGACACGCTCCAATACCGCTTTCATCATGTGGGAATTGCCAGTTACGCCATAAGGATGTTCACCTACGAATAAAACCTTCTTTGCCATTATCAATACTCCTTCGCATAGCGATTGTATTACCTCGTGTCCTCTTCCACGCCAACAACGTCAACACCAGGGAACCCTCTTGTCTTAATTGTTGTTACCCTGTAATACTCTCCACTCTTCGGCTCATACCTGTCATTCAATCGTATTCCATAAACCTTGGGTATGTAAAGCTCGTCTTTTGCTATTGCAAGCTGTCCAAAATCCTGCTCGGACAATTCGTACCGAAATAAAGATTCGGTGAGCAAAGAATAAACGTTTGTTTCAATCACACCAAAAATAGGCGTTTTATGATAAGTTTGAGTATCCCACGCTTCCCCGGAGGGTCTTCGCAACTCTCCAGAAGTATTGGCTTTATAAAGAACTGTGGAATACTCAAGTACTTTATTTTCCAACTCGAAGGGGGATTTATTCATCAACAGGTAACAATCCCCATTATGGAAACGAAGAACATCCCCGGCTTCCCCTGAAGTGTCAAAAGGAAGGGATGCTTCAAGAAAATGCTCACGAATAAAAGGCTTGGTTACTTGGGCGTTAAGATCATAAAGAAGGTATTCACCAGACCCGACTTGGACACCCTTTCGCAACACCTCGTAGGATGTACCAACCTCGATATAGGCTTGTTTGATATCTTCCGCAACATCGTATGCCACTACGTTGTCTCTTCGCCTGTCGGAGTGATGATAACTTCATTGTCGTCTGTATACGTTAGATCTTGACCAGTGGTTGGGTCGTTCAGGAAACCGGCATCGATCTTGTGACTGAAGAATGCCCATGCAGGGGCCGTAACAGCAGGCACCTCCATCCCGAAATCATAAGCTGCCTGTGCCGCTGCAAACTCTTTGTCCATCTCTTCAATGAGCTTACCCAACTGTTCAAACTTCTGATTGAGGCTGAGTTGCTTTACCTTGAACTTGGTAGCATTCTGAACCCACAAGGCATGAATCAAGTACCTTGGTATTGGGGAGAGCAAAACTTGTCTCTTCCTGCGCCGAATCCACAGCATTGATATAATCAGCAGTAACAAAGTTGGAAGAAAGACCTTTGATCTCTTGCGTTACTCTTGTAATCAGATCAGCTTCGGTCATATTACTTTTTCCTCAATCGAGATACAACTTTTGAAACTGGAGGAGGCTGCTCTGCCTCTGGAACAGAATAAACCTCCTCCACAGGAGTTTCCAAGGGGGAGGCCGGTGCCAAATCCGAAACAGGAGTGTCTTCAATAACCCTGACCGTATTGACACCAGCGTTCACCTCAACAAGAAGTGTATCGGGGATATTCGGAGACTCGAAAACATCTCCTTTGTAATACAACTCCCCAACATTGCCTTTTAAAGTAACCAAAACTTCGATCTTCATCGATTGTACTCCTTCTCCCGTTAGGTGGGTGTAACCTCAACCAATATACATGGGTGCTTCAATTTTGTAGTAGGGGAAGAACCCCCACCATAAGTGATTGCCCATGTGATTACATCTCCAGCGGCAACCGCATTCGCCGTCTGATCTATGACAGCAGCCACAACGGAAGTATCCGCAGCTTCCGTCATCGTGGTCTTTTGAGCCGCCGTTTCACCGGAGACACACCCGATCTTGGGGGTTGTGGTGAGGCATGTAGTACCATTGATATACACCTCACCCGAAATACGGGGAGTGTTTGCAGGGGTGTCATCCTTTCCGCAAGAACTAACGGATAAGTAAACACCAGTAATCTTACCAGCATAACGGATCAAGCCCAACGGACGAGCACTCGATCCAACACTAGCATCAACCTCGCCAGAATAGAAACCTACCAGCGGCGGTTGGATTACCGCAGCCACCTGTTGGTGAAAATTGGGAGAAGGAAGAGGTCCAGCAAAATTTCTCGGAATCATTTTTTCCTCCTCTCCTTATGCCACTGTCATAACATAAACAGCGTCCCTGTTATAAAGGACCGGAAGGCCCTTGTTTTGGGTTCGGACCCACATTCCTTCGGGGTCCCACTCTTCGTCCTGATCCACCTTCATCCCGTAGGAACGGGTAAGGCCAAAAGGCGAATTCATGTACTCGGCAATCTTCGTACCCTCAACGGTGGAAGCGAACATGCAGAACTTGGTGGTGGGTACGAACTTCTTGATACACTGCACAACATCCTCATTCGCCTTG